CACTTCAAACCCAGCTCCGCCGCTGGAATGGGCGCCAAACCCGTTCCCGTCGGAGTTGCCTCGACTGGAGTAGCAAACCCCTGGAAAGAAGGTTCAATCAACCTTACCCAGCAGATGCTAATTTCTAGTCAAGACCCTGATCTCGCAGCTGTGCTGAAGAGAGAAGCAGGACTCTAAATTGCGTCTGTGGCGCTTCACCTAGTCCGTGACTAGGACCCCGCAAACCCCCAACCCTGGTACTAAGAAATGGCCGCACCATTTCAGAACTATTCCGGCGGTGTCCTTCTTGCGGACATCGTCAAGCGCAATAACCTCAGCACCTATGTGTCTGAGGCCATCAAAGAGCGCAGCCTCTTCCTGAAGAGCGGCGCTGTGGTTCGCAACAGCCTGCTGGACGCCCGCGAAGGCGGCACCCGCATCCAAGTCCCCGAATTCAACCCCGTGTCTCCTACCGAGGAGATCATGAACGGGACGGCCACCTGGGGCACCAGCAACGCCGGTTATCTGACCCCTCAGAAGATCGGCACCGCCACCCAGATCGCCACCATCTGCCACCGTGGTTTCGCGTATGCAGTGGACGACGTCGCAATGCTTGCGGCTGGTGAAGACCCCATGCTTCACATCCGTAACCAGCTGGCCGACGCCATCAACAAACTGAGCAGCCAGCGTCTGTTCAGCCACCTCTATGGCCTGTTTGGTGCCTCCGACACCAACAACGGTCCTCTGGGCGCCAACGGCATGTATAAGGGCAAGGGCACCGCTTCTGGTGCTACCGAAGCCAACTTCCTGACCGGCGCCACCATCGCTGAAGCCCGCGCCAAGCTGGGCGAGCGCGGCGATGAGCTGGACACCTTGGTTGTTCACCCCTCCGTGGGTTACTACCTGTATCAGGTGGGTCTGCTGACCTTCTCGACCTCGGCTCTGGCTGCTGCCGGCTCTGTGGTGTGGGGCGGTGGCGGCGTGGGTATCGGTGCTCGCAGCATCGGCGAATTTGCCGGCTGCCGCGTGATCATCGACCCCCTGGTCAACACCGTTGCCCCTGGCGACTCCGGCGACCAGCGTGAGTTCAACTGCTACCTCACCAAGTCCGGCACCATCCTGGAAGGTGTGCAGCAGGATCTCCGCATCGAAGCCGACCGCAACATCCTGTCCAAGCAGGACGTGCTCTCGGTGGATTACCACAGCGCCTATCACGTGATGGGCACCAAGTGGATCTCCGCTTCCGACAACCCGACCAACGCCCAGCTGTACGACAAGGACAACTGGCAGGCCACCTACGACATCGACCTCATCCCCCTGGTGCGGATCGTTGTCAACAGCCCCCTCGACACCTCCACCATCTGATAATCAGACCGTGGACGACCCAAGCCTCACCTTCGGGTGGGGCTTTTTCATTGCCGCTACACTGCAATAAAGAATGAACAGTTGCTGTGGCCGCGACAATTAACGCCACCTTGAGTAGCGCCACGGCCAACAGCTACGTCACGCTGGCCGACGCCAACTCGTACTTCGAAACGGTCCCCGACTCCGCCACCTGGACCAACAAGACTGACGACCAGAAAAACCGCGCCCTGATCTCAGCGACCCGCTGGATCGACAGCCTCAACTACCTGGGCGACCGCTGCGACGAAGACCAAGCCCTCAAATGGCCCCGCAACAACTACGACGTTGACGGCGTCGAGCTGGAGTGCTCCCTAATTCCCGCCCAAATCAAGTACGCCACCTACGAACTGGCACGCGCCCTCGCCAACGACACCGGCGCCATCACGGACAGCACTGGCACCACCGGCCTCTACGACGAAGTCAAACTGGGCGACCTCCAAGTCAAATACAGCAAAACCAGCCAAGCCGTCGGCACCATCAACAACGTCTTCGACGTCTACCCCTGGCTCCAGACCTACCTCGGCCCCTACTGCCTAGGCGGCTCGGGCTCCTTCCAACTCCGCGTCTACAGAGGCTGAAATGGCTGGCGCCCTCGACTCCCTGTTCAAGTCCGTCGCCAAAGACGTCGTAGCCGAACTTGGCACGTCCCTCGATACCACCGTCACCTACACCCGCAAAGCCACCCCCACCTACAACACCAGCACTGGCGCACTAACCACAACCAACACCACCTACTCCAACATCAAAGTTCCGATCGAATTTGTGGTCTCCGAGGAAGAGGAAGGTCGCGAACAACGCCAAGCCAAGCTCTACATCACTCCCGACCTGATCGGCAACAACCAGCCAACCCTCGGCGACGAAGTCAGCTTCACCTACGCCGGCTCCAGCCGCACCGCGCAAATCACCGACGTCCGCACCTATCGCGGCGGCCAAACCTACCTCTTCATCTTGCTGGTGCGCTTCTAATGGCACGCCGCGGACTTCGGGATATTCTTCCCGACTTAAATAAAAAACTCAGCGCCGACTACAACACTTTTATCCAACTGGCGCTTGAAGGTCTCGCCAGCAAGGACCACAGCCCTGTCTACACCGGCTTTTTCGCCTCCAGCTGGAAAGCCTCGACTCAACGCACCAAGCCAACAGACCGCGTCGAAGACTTCGAGCCTTGGGCAGGACTCAAAAAACGCCGCGACAAAGGCGACACAACCGCCTACAAAATTACACCACGTTTTGCTACTCCAGCTTTCCGTTATACCGACAAAGTATTCATTGGTAACAGCACAAAGTACGCCGCTTACGCCCTTGAAAATCCCAAAGTTGCCACCTTCGTCCAAAGCCAACTCCGCCCGCTTCTGGACTCCACTTTTAATGAAAAACGCGCCCCGCAAGTTCTTGTTGGAACGACCAGAGGAACTGGCGGTTTGGGCTTTCTCGGCGGACGCGATTATGTTTCCTACGAGAGGATTTAAGTCATGGCACTTGTAAGCACCCGCGCTGCATTTGAAAAAGCCGTCACCGACGCCGTCGCCGCCGTCGATCCCACGGTGACCATGGTGTACGACAACGTCCCCTACACCACACCCAGCAAAACCACTAAATACGTGGCCATGACGGTGAATTTCACCCAAGCCACCATGCAAAACATGGGCGCCGCCTCCGACTTCTACAGCGGCGTCGTCCAGTGCAACATTTACGTCCCCAAGAACGCTGGAACGTCCACCCTCTCCTCCCTGTGCGAAGCGGTGATCGACGGCCTCACCTCCGTCAACGCCTCCGGCTACACAGACACCTTCACCTGCAAGCCCAAAGTCCGCGACATCGTCGGTCCCACGCCGCTGGACATTGAGGACCGCTCGCACTTTGTGGGCATCATCTCTTGCGAATTCACGGCAAACGCCTAGTGTATTATTGAACAACTTGCACCCGCTCCATGCGAGCCGTCGAACTGCTCCGCAACAAATTCGGAGTCAGCCAGCTTTACAAGCACGAAGTCAAATCCGGCGACGAGACCCTGCTGGAGATCTACTGGCACCCTCTGACCATCGCTGAGCGCGAGTCCATCCAGAAAAAGTCCGGCACCGATGATGCTGGTGACTTCGCGCTGAGTCTGATGATCGAGAAAGCCCTCGACAAGGACGGCAAGCGCCTGTTCCAAGACGGCGACCGCGCCGCCCTCCGCCGCGAAGTCGAAGCCAGCATCCTCCAAGACATCCAACTGGCGATGCTGACCTCCGGCGCTGAAACCAAGGTGGAGGAAGCGAAAGCCGCCCTAAAAAGCTAATTCCGACTGGTACTTCATCTTCTTCCTTGCGAGCGAGCTAGGCATGACCGTCGCCCAGCTCTCGACCAACCTCACCCAGGAAGAGCTGATCTCTTGGGCAGCTTTTTTCCAGCTAAAGGCCGAACAAGAAGAAAAAGCGACGGAGCGAGCCCGGCGCAAGAGTCAGGCTGGTACGCAGCGTTCCAAGTAAAATACTGACAGACTCTTCTACGCCCCGCCGTGGCCAATTACAGCGTAGACATTGAAGTAGCCATAAAAGGTGGCCAGAGAATTAACGAATTTACACGCAGTCTGAATCGACTCAATCGTGAAATAACTGTAATTAACGGCCGAGCTAAACAACTTGAAGGCGTATTTCGCGTCGCAAGTATGCAAAATTATGCCATCGCTGTAGGCAAAGCCGAAAGTGCTTTACGCCGCGCAGCCGAAGGCACCGCACAAGAAGCACGCGCTGTAAAAGCGCTTGTCACCGCGATGGAGCTGGAAAATAGAGCCCGCGCACGCAAAAACTTCCTTATCGCACAAGAAGTTGCGAACAGGCGCAAGATTGTTGAAACCTCGGACGCCTATAAAACAGCCATCGGCCCCCAAGTAGCCCCTGTACCTTTTGCCCGTGGTCCTGCTTCGCCTATTCGAGGCACCGCAACCATGCCAGGCTCCCCAGCGGCATTAGCTGCTGCAGCCGGCGGAGGCGGTGCAGCCCTGAGGGGCGGCGCAGGACGTCTCGGTGCAACAGCTAGCAGCGCCCTTATCGGTGGCGCGTTCCCGTTGCTATTCGGTCAGGGAGCCGGTGCCGCTGCAGGCGGCTTCATCGGTGGTGCTGCCGGCGGTTTACTAGGCGGCCAAGCCGGTTTCGCACTGTCCCTCGTTGGCACGCTGCTTGGTGACATTGCCTCTAGAGGCCAAAAAGTAAAAGAACTTGCTGCAGACATCGGGTTCTCCGCGCAGCAAACAAAAATGCTGTCCGACGCGTTCAAAGTAGCTAACACAGACATCGAAAAGTTCACCGGCGTAATCCAAAACGTACGCGGCCTAGGACTAGCCATCGAAGACCAAGGCAAAGCTATTCAACTGATTACTGCACTTACAGATAAATACGGTGGATCGTTCGAGAGAGTAGGAAGCGCAATCACGTCTGTATTAGAGTCAGGAAAAGTAAGTCAGGCAAACCTGAACCAGCTCACAAGTCAGGGTATTGATATACAAGGAGCACTAGCCAGTAAATACAAAGTAAGTCGTGATGCCATCTTGAAGATGGCTAAAGACGGCAAAATTTCTGTCCAAGACTTTGTAGACACTCTTGTTGACATGGGAAATAAAGGTGAAGCAGCCGCGAATAAACAACGCTCAGCAATGGATAATCTACGCAATAGCGTGGAAAAACTTGCCGCCGCTACAACCCAAGCAATAAGCAGTATCGGCCAAACACTGGGACCTGTATTTGATTGGCTTAAAGGCCGCGTTGAGGACTTTATAAACGCTTTATCGCGTGCAATTAGCCGTCTTGCTGACTTAATCAGCGGCGGGAAGATGATGCAAGCAAACATTCGAGCTGAGGCTGCCGCACAGCAAGCTACAACTAAAAAATTTGGTGTTCTTGGCGGTATCCGCGCTATCAATCCCGCTGCCGAAGCGTTTTTCCAAGCTGAAAGACAGCGCCAACTAAAGCTAGCTGTACCCGGAGCTTTTACTAAAGCGGCGACTACACAACTACAAACTTTCAAAGTACCTGCTCAGGCCGCAATAGGTGGCGGCGGGGGAGGTGGCGGTGACACGACCGCTAAAAAAGCAAAAGAGATCAAAGACATTACCACTCAAGAGCGCGATTTAAGGCTGCAATTACTACAAGCCCGAGTAGCTGAAAATAGAGAGTTAGAAGCCTTTTACGAACGGCAACTTTCTTTGCTGGAGATAAACCAGCAAAAACTAGGCCAGAACGAGCGCGAAGCACAGATATTTGAAGTCATGGTGAAGTACAACGAAACTATGCGCGATATTGAACGCGAGCGTGCGGAAAACACCCTTCCAAATATCGTGGACAAAATTGCAAATATGGCTGAGGGATACAGCAAAAACTTAAATCTTGCTGTGGAACTAACCGCCCAACAAAAGCAACAACAAGAACTTGCTACGGGTATTTCTAATACCCTCGGTCAAGGTATGTTGTCGACTTTTGACGCTCTAACTCAGGGCAGCCAAGACTTTGCAGCAAGTTTGCAGGAGATAGCTTCCGGAGTCCTTATAGAAATCGCCAACCAGTTGCTGCGTATTTACGTTATCAATCAAGCAATCAGTGCAATCAGTAATTTGCTTGGCCCTAAAACAGGAGGCTTTTTACCGGGCGTCAAATTCAACCCGCAGTCGTTCTCCATGCCGTCGCTGCTAGCACGCGCTGCCGGCGGTCCAGTATCTGCTGGTTCGCCCTACCTGGTCGGCGAGCGCGGCCCCGAACTGTTCATGCCACGCACCAGCGGCAGCATCTACCCCAACGATGCGATGGGCATGGGTGGCGCGAACGTCATCGTCAACGTTGACGCCAGCGGAACCAGCGCCCAGGGTAACGGCGGTCAGGCCAACCAACTCGGCAAAGTGATTGGCGCCGCTGTCCAGGCAGAATTGATTAAGCAACGTCGTCCTGGAGGTCTGCTGGCCTGATGGCTACCTTCCCCGCAATAACGCCATCGTATGGCGCCCAAAAAACCAGCCGCCCCAAACTCCAAGTCGTCAGCTTCGGCGACGGTTACGAACAGCGCGTCAGCTTTGGTATCAACCAAAACCCTAAAGAATGGTCCCTGACCTGGGAAAACATCTCAGAAACTAATGCAGACACAATCGAAACATTCTTAGATGCCCGCGCTACCGACGGCGCCAGTTTCGACTGGACCCCACTGGCCGAAGCCACCTCATACAAATGGGTGTGTTCCGAGTGGAGTAAAACAATCCCCTATCTAAATCGCGCCACAATTACAGCCACCTTCCGGCAGGTATTTGAAGCATGACGACACCAACGTCAATCCAAACAGAGATCCAAAAGCTGGATCCGTCAGCCATCATCGAGCTGTTTCAACTGCGGCTTACGCTGGCGGTTAACGGGATTGATACCACCTTTTACTACCACGCTGGCACCAACGCCCTGACTGGCAACGTGGTGTTCCAAGGCATCACCTACAGCGCCGCACCAATCGAAGTAGATGGTTTCGAGCTGACT